TCTCTAGTTGCTCTATCCGATATTGTTGGTACTGAATTACTCGGTTTAGTTCGTTATATAACGCACGAGTATTATTTACTTCTTCTTTCGATAACAATAGATTGCCATTATCATCTAAACTTGCTGCAGTTGCAACACTAGCAATTAAAAATAAAGCAATCCATTTCATATCTAACTCCTATATGTATCACGCTCATGTGTCCTACGTCTTACAAGACCTTTGAACTCCTTACCTGCTGCAAAGCGATATAACATGAAAGCATCTGCTGCACCGTCAAAGTCACCACGATTGTGTTTCATGCGGATACTAGACTTCTGTAACGCTCCTAGCCCTGCGTTAAAAGCAAAGCTGACCATAGCGTCAAACCGCCCTTGAGTAAGATTATTAGGGCAAAGACGTAATACGCCTCGCTCAAAACGTGATAGATCGTCCTGCAATATCTTATCCACTTCGGCATCTGTAAGAGTCCTATTCCATTCTGTCGGACATGGTAATTTATTACCTGCTTTTGCTTCCTTGCGTTGATCTAATGTCATCTTCTGCTGCTCTATTGGTGCAATTAAATGTCCCACACCAGTAGTCCACAACAAGACAACATCAAGGTAAGGTTTCTTCCTTACCCCTTCGTGATGAGCCATTACTTCTCTGGCTTTTGGTGACATCTTCATTTTTTACTAAACGCCTGTGTTCCAAACCAAAATGCGACTACGCTAGACCAAATGATCTGAGTCTCGTCATCCCATAAGATATTCATTGCTGCATCAAACGCTACACCAGTTTTAATAGCGTAATAGAAGCCAAATATATCCACAAACACTAGCAGACCAAACAAGCCAAACGTAATAGCAGGACGAACGATAGCTCTCATGTTAATTACCCACTGAGAAGCACCTTTGCCAATCTCTATATCGTGAGCATACAAAGCCTGACGTTCTTGTACGTTAGCCTCAATCTGAATCTGCTCTGTGCGTATTTCCTCAACTCGTTCTTGAGCTTGGAAACCTGCTGCTTGCGCTCTAAACTGCTGATCTAACTGCATCTGAGCTAACTGTACCTCATGCTTCTTATCAGACTTGTCCTGAAAGAAATCTAATAGCTTAGGCAAACCGCCAGTTAAAAACGAAATTATCGTAGAAAATAAAGTAATCATTAGTCTCTCCAGTGAAACATACTCCAAATAAAATACAAAATAGCCGTAGCACACGCAGTACCGACTACAGCCGCAATAATGTTCTGAATTAACTGAATCCTCTCAGCACGCTTTCTAGCGATCTCTCTGAGCCTCATACGCTCTATACGAGCTTCTTCCTCAGCTTCTTCTTTAGCAGCAGCTACGATAGCGTCCCTACGAGCGCACATCTCCTCGTATAAACCTGTCTCACCTGAGTTATTGTAGATAAGCATTTCACGTAGCTCGACCTCTAGTCGATATAGCTTACGTGATGCAAAGGTAGCGTCTAGTGCTTGTTTAGTTGCTTGTGATAGCGTTATATTAGGATTCTTCTTAGCTACCGTATCAACAACAGCAACAGACTTAATTTCGGCTTGTTTCTCAAAGAACGTAGAGATATCTTGATAGCACTCTTGTATCTCTTTTCCTAATGCGATGGCTCTCTTGACTCCAGCAACAGCAGCCTCCGCAGCAGCAAAGGCTACCGCTACTTCGATCATTTTGGTAATTGTCCGTTAGAGCCTAACCACATTAATAGGAATAAAGCACCTGCACCAACTATCCAGAATATCTTCTTAACGACAGACTTACCGACTTCCTCGTAAATCTTTTTAAATGCTACCTCAGCAGCACGTTCAGCTATCTTTTCTATTTGAGCGTCAGATAAGTTGATGTCAGACATTATTCTCTACCCATAAACAAGTTTCTTCATCTAACGCATAATCTCCTTCTGGCTTAGGAGGAATGAAAGCGTCACGTTCTGCATCGTAAGTAAAACCGATACCTGCAAAATTCTTACGTAATGGTCTATCTTCTGGATGCTGACCACCGTGTGTATTGTAGCTCGTCTGAATCCATTGACCAGGACTTGAATCTACAAACGTATCAAAGAACTCTGGTTCAGCAACGATAACCTGAGTAACGATTCCATTAACAACTTTGGCAAAGTGACTCATGCTGTGTAACTCCCAGATGATGTAAACGTAATAATTGTATTATTCCCGCTTGTGGTAATAGTAGGAGACCCAGTTGTATTGCCACTGTAATTAGCTGTAGGAACTGAAAGAATAATAACTCCAGAGCCACCATTCCCACCTACACCTGTGGTTGCAGCATTAGCAGCTCCACCTCCACCGCCACCGCCTGTATTAGCAGTGCCATTAGTTCCAGCACTTGCTTGCCCACCTTGCCCACCACCACCTGTAGCAGACCCTCGTGTAACTCCAGCTCCTCCACCACCGCCACCTGCATAAGTTACTGATGAGCCTGTAATTGAATTTACAGTTCCAGCACCGCCAGCACCACCTGTTCCAGTTGCACCATTAGTACCTACAGCAGATGATCCACCGCCACCGCCACCAGATTGTGAACTACTAGAAACATAAGCAACGCCATTACCACCAGCAAATCCTTGACCTGATGTGCCAGTTCCAGGAGTCTGATAGGTTGCGCTTTGGTATGCGCCAGCACCACCACCAGAGCCACCACTTAAAGGAATTCCCTGATATGTACCGCCTCCACCACCTCCTGAAGCAGTAAACCCAAATCCAGTGCTAGAAGTACCTGTACTTCCTGCCCCAGAATAAGATGCAGCCCCACCATTGCCGCCACTACCAATAACAAAGTTATAAGTTGTTCCTGTTGTTAACGCTGTTGTTATAGCTAGATAACCACCTGCTCCACCGCCACCACCGGAAGTCCATGATAATGCTGCACCACCTCCACCACCGCCACCGCCAATTAATAACGCAGTAGCAGAATAAGTATTAGTAAATGCAAACCACTGAGAACCGTTATAGACATCTATACTATTAGTGGTAGTGTTATAACCCATCTGACCAGCAGTAGGACTCGCAGGTCTACCCGCAGTAGTCCACGATGCGTTAGCAACTCCCTTTGTACCATCAACGATAACAGTCATTATGATTTAGGATATTTAGTTTTAACTGCTTGGCAAGCTGCAATGTAAGCATCAATTTGCGCTTGATCCCCTTTAACTACACCATCTAAATAATCACGATAATCTGGATATTCAGCAGCACGTAGCTCTGTATAAGTTGGTGTATGCACAGGACGTAATGCCTCTGCTTCTTCGTCAGTAATCTCTACTGAGCCTGTTGGCAGATAATGAGCAAAGGACGCATCATCAATCCAATGTAGTTTATTTTCAGTGTCTTTGTAATATGACATTTTTAACCCTTTTTACTTGTACTCTATCCAAATTGCAACGGTTGGGGTTCCTGCGCTAGAAGCAATTGAATAACTTGCCCCAGCAGGAATAATTCCAACTAAAAGCTGATTCATAGTTGCTGTAGTAGCTCCTTGATTATGTACTACAACTCCATTTACTGTTAATGTAAAATTTGTAGCCAATGTACTACTTAAAGATGCAACTAATAATAGAGGCCTACCGTTAGTATTGTAGTATGTTGTAGCAAAAGCTCGTGATCCAGATAAGTTTGTTGGAGTACCAGTTGCATATCCCAATGAACCCATAGCAGTTATAGCCTGACCACCCATACCTTGAATAGTTGATGGTGCAGTAGCCCATGTACCTGCCGTAGATTGTGTAGATTGAATGAAGCCAACAACACGATAAGCAACGTTAGTTCTAGCAGTTGCAGAGTAAATTGTGCTTGCACTATCAGCACCACCAGCTCCACCTTCAGCAGTGGTAGATATTAAGTTCGTCTCATCTAGTTGATTGCCACCAGCAATGTTTACAGCAGCTAATTCAACTGTTCCAGCGTTATCAATCGCTAATACAACAATACGAGATTGCTGTGCTGAGACTGTGCCTAACGTAGAGCCAGAAGATATAACTAAAGAAATAGCAGAAGTAACCTGACGATTAACTACCGTACCACTTCCTAGTGTCGCACTACGAAAAGCTAACGATGTTGGATTAAGCGTTATCGTTAAAGCATTAGTAGCAACAGAAGCAGTAATTGGCTGAATATTAGAAGTAAACTGTCCTGTCGATACTAAGTTAGTATCAATCTTAATAGCATCAGAACCGCCAATCTGGACTGATCCTGTGCCATCATTGTTTGCATTCAGTGCAATGCTCAATTTATTTCTCCTTTATTTCGGACATAATTTGCAGCCCGTTCAATAATTTCTGGTTTATCTTTAAATTTACCAAGAGCAGTATTGCATGACTGACAAAGCAAACCTCTAACAATATTTGTTTCGTGACAATGATCTACTGCTAATCTTTTTATATTCCCTGTGTTTTTATCTACAATATTTTCACTTTCTTTACAAATTGCACATACACCTTGTTGCTTTTCTAGTATTTTATTATATTCTTCAAGAGTAATACCATATTGATGTTTTAGTGTTCTATTAGTACATTCTAAATTCCATATTCCTAATGCTTTTTTTCTTTCTATTCTTTTAGTTGTGCCTATTGCATATTTTTCAGTTAACTTATACTTTGCACCTGCATTTCTTATACATTGAATACAAGATTTACATTTAGTTCTTCTTTTTTCTATATGCCCGCGCTTACAAGGAACGCCAGTAAAATAATAAATAGAGCCAACTAATTCAGCGTCCTCTTTACTAGCAGGAAGCAAATTATTTGAAGTTCTATCCATTTTTACCTCTATTCGTAAAAGATATTAATTGAGCCAGCATCAAAAGTATCTGTGCCGTTAACTGTAGTGATGCGTACTGCTGTTAATGCAGCAGCAAGAGATATATTTCCAGTAACGGTAACAGTTGTGGCTGCGCTACTAAGACCAAAAACTCCGCTTGCTATCCACACGTTTCCGCTTATGTTTGTAATACAAACAGACCCATGAATTACATTTGTTGAGTTAGCTAATAAAAACCCAAATCCTGTTGTGTAATTTGCTGAAGATACTGCGTTAGACAGTTGAGAAGAAGCCCCTAAATATCCACTTGTCGTATATGTTGTAGATCCAGTTCCAAGTTGAATTTGTGGAACTGATGTACCGCTTGTTGATACACCGCTAAACATTACAGTAATACGTTTTACACCACTTGGTATAGATGTAAAGTCAATGCTAGTACCTGATGTAGAAGCCTGAGCAGTAGCAGACTTAATAGTTCCACCGCCAGTAGCTGTTAACGTTCCTGTAATCGTAGCATTACCAGCTATAGTTACATTCTGGCTAGAATCAATAGAGATAGCCGTAGTACCAGAACCAGAGCCAGTTAGGATATTTAGCGCACCAGTGTTATCACTAGTTACTGCTAAACCGTTATTTGTGCCGTTGCCAGCTACAATAGTATTTGCCATGTCTTATCCCTTAAACCACGACCCAGCGACTACCGCTAGGTACTGTTACTGTTGCACCTGAAAACAATGTCGTACTAGATACATTCTGGCTAATATTTACCGTATATGTACCTACACCACCAGTTCCAGTACCGTATGCTGTAACTGTTGTATTCGCTGTTACGCCAGTTCCATTTATTATTTGACCAACTACGATACCGCCAGAAGCTACAGCAGTTACGTTTAAAACAGTTCCAGCAGAACCAGACCCGTTATCAATTTTACCAGTACAGCTTAGATTTGCTATAGTTACTGGGCCAGCAGACATACCATTTTTACCACTAGAAATAGTATAGTTAGCATTAATTACGCTGTTATTCTCAAATATCGCACCAGAAGCACCAGCAGCACCGCCAAACTCAACCCAACTACCAGCACTAAATGTCTCAAGAAATCCTAAATTAGAGTTGTATCTAATTTGTCCAGCAGTTCCAGCAGGACGCTGTGCAGTAGTACCAGTAGGTAATGTAATCGCACCAGTACCATTTAACGTAAACACAGAAGGTATAGATAAATTAGTAGCACTAATCGTTACTGACGATGTAGAAGTTGACCCTAGTACAGTCGTATCTGTCTGTAAGTTTGATGCTGTTAAAGTACCTGTAACAGTAAACGGATCACCTGACGATCCATCTTGCTGATCCTTTAACTGCGCCATTAACTCACGAATTGCGTTATTGACAAGGCTAGGAGCCATGCCCTCAGCTAAGTTAATACCGTCAATATCAGTATTACTTGATGCTGTTGAGCTAAATTCGCTGATCTTTGTTTTTGCCATTATTGTTCACCTAATCCAAGTAAGCCAGGTATTGCGTAAGGAGATGCAGTTCTAGCTCTTTGTACAGCTTCGCTAAATGTAGGATTTCTCGGAGCAAATAATGCTTTCTCTCCAAGTCTGTAATATGGAGCAGACATTAAAGCAGTTAAGCTACCTGCAATAGGATCAATGTAAGCTGCACCACCAGTTAACAATGCACCAGCCATTCCACGAGTAGCAGTACCGCTATCAGGAACTTTAGTCCCTAATACTGACGTTGCAGTACCAGATAAGTCTTGCATTGGAGCAGAACCACGAGCAAAAGCACCTTTACGAGCTGATCTGTCTGATTGTCTTACAGAAGCCTCTAACTGTGCAGGAGTAAATATACCTTCCTCGCCACGAGTCTTAGCCATTGCAGTCTGAACTCTAACAAAGTCTTTATACGCAGAATCAGCCTTAGTTAATTCTTTAGCAAACTGAGGATTTTGATTCTTCATCGTTGTCATATAGACATTTTGCAAGTCTCTGTAAGCATCAGCTAACAATCTATCTTTGCCTTGTGCTGTAGAGTAAGCGTTTGCCATACTAGCAATATCTTCTTTAACTGCTTGCGCTCTACGACCATTTAATACTTGGTTAGCACTAAAGTCTGCTTTAAGACCATCTACATACGTTTTAAAGTCTTTGCTTAACTCTGGTGGTAATTTTGAACCTGAGTATCTATTAACCACAGCATCCAAAGACTTTTCAACTCTAGGACGATAAGTAATAGCTATTTGTGGAAGTATGCTGTCATATTGATTACGGATATTCTGCTCTACGTAGTTGTACGCAGCTCTGCCTGTTAAGTCACTAGGAACTTTCAAAGCAGGATCAATATTGCTCAATACTTTGTTGTATGCAGCAGTGTTAAATTTCTCAAACTGACGCTCTCTTGCACCACTTACGATACGACCAGCAATAGGTAAACTCTCAGCAGCTTGCTCTACCTGTTGATATGCACCACCGAAAGCAGAGCCAGGCGTTAATGGAATACCTTTTTCACGTAATGCAGCAGCTTCAGGTCTAATTGCAGGAGCAGCCAATCGAGCCGCACCGCTTAAAGCACCACTAATACCACCACCAAGCAAAGCGTTCTTAATTGCTTCTTCAGGTATATCTACAGCTTCTTGAGCCTTGCCAACACCGTATAAAGCACCAGTTCCAGTGCCTAACGCTATATCACCTAGAACACCTGCACCACGACTAACAGGCTTAACCGCTAGAGCTGCTGGCATCGCTAATGCACCAGTAACCTCTGAAACAGTTGACTCTACTGGTCTATCTAATGCGTATTGACTTTGCTGCGCTCTTAATTGATCTCTGATTCTTCTGTATTCTTCACCGCTAACAGCACCAGACCGTACAGCAGCTTCTAACTCATCAGCCAAACTAAATGTAACACCACCTGCCGCAGCTCTAACACGTTCAGCAGTAGGTGAATAAGGAACAGGAGCAACTACAGAAGGCTGAAGAACTCCAGTTGATCCTTGCTGTTTTGCTAGCTCCTCAAGACCAGCAGTAGATACCTTAGTTATTTGCCCTGCTTTAAGGTACTCTAAATCTTTTGTAGAAAGTTTAGATAAATCCATTATTTACCTTCTTTTTTACGTTTTTCTAACTCTTGGATAATTGCATTTGTATCAATATTCATTAAAGAACTACCATTTGGTAATGGAGCAGGAGCAGCACGACCAGCTTTAGTCATTGCAGCATCTTTTAATAACTTATCAAGACGAACTGCCTTGTCTTTAATTGTTTGTGGTTTATCGCCAAGAGAAGGGAAATATGTGCTTCTAGTTGATTCTAATTGTTCTCTTGTGTATGCAGCACCAGTTGCCATTGTCAAAGCAGCATCAAGCATATCTAACTGAGCAGCCTCAACACGCTGACGAGATTCAGGAGTAGCTAAGTTTTTAAGATAATTAGAACGAGTTACACCTTTAATTACCTCTGCTTTTAAATTAGGTAATGCAGCATTAGGATCTTCTCCCAATACTCTCTGATACTGTTGTAATGAGTTTTGCAATCTTGTCGCTAGATAGCCAGCAGTACGCTCTGACTCACTAGGCATATTAATAGTCGTAGCACCAGATCTAGCTCTTTCATTTTTTAGTCTTTGCAACTCATCACTTAATTGCCTGTTTTGTTCTGCATTTAAAGGCTCAGAAGGATTGCGATTCGGGAATAAATAATTAGCAACCCTAATTTCTTCATTAGTGAAGTCTTGTAATTTTCTTTGTATTTCTTTTTGCTTGTTAATTGCTTCAATTTGCTTTATGTTGCTTTCTATAGCTTTTCTTGATGCTTCTGTGCCTTGAGTTCTTAAAACTCTATTAATTTCTAATAATTGAGCTTCTTCTTCCAATGGAGCAACCACATCTCCGCTTTCTATTGTTTGTTGCTTTGGAGCATAAGCACGAGACACAGCCATGTTCTCGTTAATCCACTTCAATCCTTCTTTAGGATCAGCACGTAACAAAGCTACCAATGAAGGATTATTAGCCACTTCAGGAGTTTGCATAACCTTCTGAACATCTTGTTGCAACGCTAAAGCCTGATCTCTTTGTAGTTTTGCTTGATCTCTTTGTAATTGCGCTTGCTGTATTTGCTGCTGAGTCTGGAAGTTCTGCAAACCTTGCTGATACGCACCACCAGCACCTTGAAATCCACCAACTGCTGCACCTAGAATGTTTTGCAATGCTGAACGTGGCGCACCACCTCTACTCATGCCTTGAGCTAAAGCTAAACCAGCACCAAGCAATCCCTGTATCTGCGCTCTTTTTTGTAGAGCAGCAGTTTCTTCAGTACCCAATAATCCTTCGTAGAATTTAGGGGCAGTTCCGAACGGTGTTAAATCTTCTAATGCCATATATCACCCTAATAGTGAAATCTGTGGGCTACCAATTACAGACTGTTTGTACGGATCTAATGCCGCCATTGGATCAAATGGTTTAAGACCAGGGCCTCTTTGTACTGGCATTGCAGGAGCAGCAGACATTTGTGGCATTTGCTCAGGAGTTAATAACTCTTTAGTTGAGCTAAGTCCTGTCATCATTAGACCAGGATTCTCATAGCCAAATTTTCTCATCCCTTCAAATCCACCAGTACCAATACCTACACCACTAGGTGATACAGCATTTACCATTTGTTGAGTGCCTAACGCAGCCCTTTGCGCAGCCGTAACTGGAGCAGCAGCCTGAGATGTAATAGCTGGATTAGTACCTAATAATGCACCTATAGATGGCTGAGAAGCATTTACTATTGGTTGAGTTCCTAATAAAGCACTTTGAGTAGGAGTAACTGCACTACCAACAGTAGGAGCAGCTACTTGCGATGCTCCATATAAAGAACCACCTGTGTATCCTGCGATACCACCTAATAACGCACCTTGTAGTGGATTATTTGGCTTTAATGCAGCACCACCTAATGCACCAATAGCAGCTAATGCTTGAGGAGTTATAAACGGATCAGCCATTATTTACCCCCGCTTTGCTGTGTAGTAGTTGTTGTATTGCCACCAGAAGGTACACTAGTGAATAGATTCGTGAATTGAGCCAGCTTTCGCTCTGGAGCTGTCTGCTCAAAGTTGTAACGATTAATAGCATCTTGCAGAGCTTTCTGTTGATACGATTCAACGCCCTGACCTGCCGTTAGTAACTTCTGAATATCTTGGTAATCAGCCTGAGCATAAGCAGGAGCATTAGCAACAGCTTGCATTTGACGATTCCGCTCTGCCTCAGCAGATTGATAAGCTAGATTTCCTGCGCTTTCCGCTAGGTTACGACCGAATATGTCTTGAGCCTGACCTACCTGCTGACCCATAGCATTAGAGCCATAACGACCAATTGATGAAGCCCTAGACTGTAATCCTTGAACGCCTTGCGTATAAGCCTCTTGAGCCTGACGAGTAGTACCTGCTAATGCACCCTCTAGGAATGGATTAACACCTCTACCTTGAACTGTGGATAGATACTCTTGCTGTGCTGCTTGCTGAATTGGAGAGCCTGACATAGCTCGTTGTTGAGCAGCCTGTAATGCAGCCTGAGTAGCCTCACTAGGAGACACATAAGTCTGACCAGGAAAGAATTGCGCTCCAGGTGCTTCATATTGACGTTTAGCTTCTTCAAGACCATACGTTACATACGGCTTAATGCTTTCATCTATACCGCTAGTTGTTGTGGAACTACCTCCACCGCCTCCACCGCCCATATTACACCTCGCAAATCCACTGTTTAGGACGGAAACCTAATTGTTTCGCCCTACGTTGCCAACCTTGTCGATGGCTAGAGAAAGTTACATATTTTGCATTAGCTTGACTTGCCAAG